TTGGTAGGGAGTCCTCGCAACTCCAGCAGCTTCTTTCGAGCAGTAGGACTGTTGATGTCGTACAGGCCGTCCATTTGCGCTTCCCGTGCGGCTTCCCGCTGCACAACGCTACGATCAATGTAGGCTTGCTTTTCAACAGTGACCTTGGTATGTCCTGCAATGGACTTGCGGTTGTACTGCAACATCTCCCATGTTCCGTCTGGGTTGATCTGCTCATACTCGTCCTCATCAACACGCAGCGTCCACAGCATCTGAAGCTGGTGTTCCCAGATTCGCTGGATCGCTGAGGTGATGCCGCGCTCGCGGGTACCTCGGCGCCGCTCTGCTTGCTCTCCGAGAATCTGCAGCCCGCTGGTCGTAGTGATGTTTCGCGGAGCCTCCCCGATTTCAATGTCGGCGGGACCGATGATCTTCGTGATGTCCTGCTCAGCCTGCTGGCGTTCGTTGTTCACACCGGCTGGCATGAGGATGCTGCCGAAGACTTCCGGCTTCGCGTTGGGGTTCAACGCACTGACCCGGTAGGTGTAGAACTTCCCTGCTCCATGGCCAGTACGGAATTCAGGGCCTTCGAGCGAAGCGTCTTCAGGGATCAGCAGGTTGGGTGAGCCCATTCGCTCACGCGCTTCGATGATCTGAGCGTCGATCCCGTTGACCCGGTTCTGCGGAGAGATCAGGTCATCAGGCAAGCCTCTTCCCCAGAACTCACCTTCACGGGGCTTCCAGATTGCGGTGGCGATCTTCACCTTGGGGGCAGAGACCTTCTCACCCTCTTCCTCGATCTCTACGTTGAGGTCGCCGTTGCGGGCAATGAGTTGCTGGTTGTACCCAATGACGTGTATGTAGCGGCCCATCGGGAATGCTCTGCAGGGATCCGCGTACATCTCGTAGACCCGAACATGGTGATCGTAAACACCTGCGTCGAGCGCATAGTCGAAGCGCCCAACAATGTCCCACTCTCCGAGTAGAGGGTGCTCCCTCAAAAGTACTTCAGGGGATTCCGGCTCAACCTTGTCTACAAGGTCGGGGTAGTGATCTTCCACCCAGTCGAGGGAGCGCACCTTGCACAGTGAGTGCTGAGTGGCTGTCTCGGATGTGATCCCAATGCCGGAATTCTGTGGATAGTACTCGAAGGGCGTGTACAGTTCGAGGTCTGTGTTGCCCTTGGGTACGTCCTTGCCGAGCGGTCTACCGAAGAAGTCGTCTTCTCGGGACTGCTCTTCGCTCATTTCCTCGTAAGGCTGCAGCGGTACAGGTGCTGCGCAACGAGGACAGTTCTGGAGAATCAGGTTCTCTGGTTCGGAGTCGGCGGTTTCAATGACCTCGCCTGACTCGACGCCCCGGACCTGTTCGTGGTTTGCGCGGTTGCTTGCCAGCAGCGTGTTGCAAACTGGGCAGATGAAGGGCGTGGTGACCGCCGTCCAAGTGAGATCGTTGTAGGACTCGTTCCAGTAGGACTTGAGGATCGCGGTGCCCTGAACGATCAGGTTGCGAATGAACCGATCTCTCAGGTCTTCCCAGTGCAGCTTCTTCAGGCGGTCGTTGAGGATCTCCCCTGCAACTTTGGAGGCTGCCTCCATGCGAGGATCCCGCGAGTAGGTAGGGATCTTCGGAGTCCACTGCCGCTTGGCGAGGGTGGCGAACTCTACGTCTACTGCAGGAGTGATGTAGTTCGTGACGGGACGCGGAAGCTCCACGTTGGCGTGACGCATCTCGCGGAAGGCAAAACCCCGTGAGCCTTCAACAAGCTGGGAGAGATCCCGCTGAATCCACTGACGACCGATCTCGTAGTAGATGTTGCGTGCAACGCGCTCCAGATGCCGAGTACGGTAAGTGAAGTGCTCTGCGAAGATGCGCCGCGTGTACTCGGAAACGTACTCATCACTGGCATCAGGCCGAGGGAACTGGTAGAACTTCTCACGTTCAGTTCCGGCCATCAGGCTTTATCCCCTGTAGTTCGAGGTACTTCTCGATGGCGTTATCAGGCTTGCTCACTGGCTCAGGGTACGGATCATCCATGCCGGGATGGTTCGCTTGCCATCGTTCAGCGGGAGGCACGGGTGCTGTGCCCCGATCCGGCGCGGACTCTCTACGCGCTTCGCGCAGCGCCAACGGAGAAACGAGAGCGATCATCCGGTCTATGAGGAGTCGCCGCTCCTCGGACCAAGCTGTTCGCTCGTCCCGCATGTGCTGCCGAAGATCGGAGATCTCCGCTCGGAGAGCAGCAAGTGCAGCGTCTTGCGCCCTTCTACCGAATCCGAACACCCGTGCCTCCTTGGGCAAAGTGTATCACCAGTTTGATGTGCGTAGGGCACGATCTTTGTGGGTGTCTTGGCTGGCCTTCTTGCGGGCCTTGGCAAAGTGCTCGTTGAACCAAGTGGTGCGGGCTTCGCGGGGGGTGAGTTCGTTGACGGGCTCCTGCTCCCGAGCCTCACGGGCAAGCTGAGACCAGCCACTGGGAATCAGGTAGGTCAGGGCCTGAGTGCAGGCGTCAAGCTGGTCGTCATTTGCGCCCTTGGGGAACTGGACGAGTTCCTCGATGAACTGCCAAACCCACTTAGACTTGGTGCCATCTTCCCGCATGGGCACGAAGACGTTGTGGGCATCGAAGAGGGGCTCGACCGCCTCTGCCCGGGATCTCTTTGAGCCCTCTGGGTTTACGGGGATGATGCCCGGTACGGTGTGGGTCATCGTCTGCTTGATCGCTGGACCCATCGCGCTGTCTTCAACGAGCTTGGCAAGGGCTCCCGGGTACTTGGCCTGAAACGCCAGCATGTGCTGCTGAACTTGCGACAGCGAGTAGTGCCCGCGCACTTGGGTGAGCAGGTAGAGGTTCGCACCACAGCGGCCCCAGACTTGCCCGACGCTGTAGTCGTTGGTGGCCTTGTCCTTGAGGGCGAGATCCCACGACTGGATCATCTGGTCGAACTTCTCGGGGACCGTGTGGTAGAACTCGAAGTCGTCCCGCTTGATGAGACCCCCACCTTCAGGCGAAGGGCGCTGTTGATACAGGGCGCTCCACCAGTAGGGGGAGAGGTTGCGCTGCTTGGACTCGTAGGCCGGGTCATCGAAGAAGCGTTCTGCCCAGAGAGGGTCACCCACGGAGCGACCAAGGGCGTCATCCTTCTCGGCCAGTGCCGGGAGCTTGATCACTTCCCAGTCGCCGTCGTCGTTGTCCTCGATGCGACCGAGGAGATCGTCTTGGTGCCAGCGCGTTGCAACTACGACCACGACCGAGTTGGGCTCCATCCGGGTCTGGGAGGTCGCCTGCCACCAGTTCCACATGCGCTCACGGTAGGTGGGCGACATGGCCTCTTCCTCGTTCTTCACCGGGTCATCGATGATGAGGAGGTTTGCGCCCCGACCTGTGATGGAGCCCCCTACACCGACGGAGATCATGCCCCCGCCAGCGGTGAGCGCCCAGTTGTCGGCTGCAGTCAGGTCTTTGTTGAGGAGAATGTTCAGGTCGTCCGAGCGTTCAATGACGATGTCACGGACCTTCCCACCGAAGCCTCTGGCAAAGACTTCGCCGTAGGAAGCGAGGATCACCTGATCTTGTGGGTGCTGAGCCAACCACCACAGCGGGAGGTAGATGTCGATCATCATGCTCTTCCCGTGGCGAGGAGGCATGGAGACCATGAGGCGTTTTATGTCACGACGATGTAGAGCCTCAAGACGCTTGCCCAGATAGTCGAGGTGAACCGCGTGCTTCCACTGGTTCCCTGAGATCTCGGCTGCGAAGTCTGTCAGGCAGGGATTGATGTTGGGCTTGCCCATGCCCTTGGACATCTGGCGCAGGCGATCCACAAACTGAGCAAGCTGCGGAAGCGACAACTCCTCCCGCTTGCGAGGGTCTCGTAGGACTTCCTCGAAGGTCGGCTGTGCCACGCAGAGAGTGTATCACACGCACAGTGAAAGGAGAGCGGAACCACAAACCCAACGTGGTTTTTAAAAGTTCTCTCTAAGGGGATTCAGCTTTTTCAGGATGCTCTCAACTGTAGGCGTGGTCTCAAGTTATCCTGTTTAAAGCGCAGGGTAGGCGGGCTTAGGCTGTAATGATTAACCCCTTAATCGCAGCTTCGTACTTGACACCTGTTTTGCTGCGCCTTATCTTGTCTGGCATGGCAAGACCAAAGCAGGAAAAGTGCAAATTCGGGCACCCCATAGAAGAGGTTGCCACGGCGCAGGGTGCGATTCGGCGTGTCTGTAGACAGTGCGCTCGGGATAGGACGCGCCGAGGCCGCAAGTCGGTCATGGTAGAGGAGCGGGAAGCTGAACTGGACAGGCGGGACGAAGAGTTGCGCGCACGTCTGGAGCGCGAGGAGATCACCTTCGACCAATTCAGGGTTGAGCGGGACCGCTTGGGCGACGGCAAGCTGAGGAGGAACAGGAAGAGGTTCGTTCGGGTCAGCAAGGTGCACAGTGAGTTGTGCGAGAAGTGTCAGGATAAGGTGTTCCCAAAGTGGGTGTGATTAGCTGTGTGACCTAAACTTCCCAAGACGGTGAGGTAGGTCTGGGGGTGGCGTTTTCAGGCGCAAATGAGACTCCGGCTCCCGGGGTGGGGGGTGGCGCAAATGACACCCGGGCAAAGGAAAAGGCCCCCCACGTTGGGGGGCCAGTGCAGCCGCTTGGGCTACTTGGTTGCCTTGGCGCTCTTCGCGCCGGGGACCGTGAGGTTCAAGCTCATCTGGAGAGCCTCGCCGCCCGGCAGGATGGTCCGACCGTACGCGCCGTAACCATCCCGACCGCTGGCGAACGTGCGCCGGGGAGCCTGCAGGACCGCCACGGTCTGACCGTCGGGGGTGGTGACGGTGATCGTGAGCATGGGGATGACCGGGGCGGGCATGTTGATGTTCGGCATTGCGTCCTCCGTAGAGAACCGGGCACCATTGCCCGGCACTCATGCGGGGGTGGTGCCGCAAATGTCAGCGCCCTATACATGAGGTAAAGGGAGGGGCAAACCGCTCAAAGCCACCAAGGCGCTCAAGCTGGCCTACCGCAACAACGGCCCGTTCACGACGTAGCCCCAACTGCTACCCAAGGCGTCACACCATCGTAGCCCCCAACTGCCACCGAACCGTAGGCTCAGTGCACTGTCAGTGAGTGGTGACTTTTGGGCTCAGCGTGCTGGCTGATGGCACTGTTGGCGCTGCTTCAGGCGCTTTTGCTGAGTTCGCTGTGGCTTTGGCTTGTGCCATGCTGCTCAACATCTCATCAAGCTGCTGATTGAGTGCTGCCCTGTCGAACTGCATGACCAGCTTGTTGTCCAGCTTGCCGTGCATTTGCGCCAAGGTCTTGAGAGCATTGAAGTGATCCTTGTGCTTTGGGTCTCTCGCTACTGCTGCCAAACGCTCGTCCAC